AGATGCCTTAGCAAAAAGCAAGTCTTGAATAGCATCAATAGCAGATGCTCTATCGTTGTCGCTGATTTTGTTGACAATATCAACAACTCCAGGTTCAAGGTTTTGTTCTGACATAATAACAATTCAATATATTTTATTTAGACTTTGGCGCAGGTTTAGGTTGCGCTTTCATTTTCTTTAGTTCACGATCTAGGTTATCGTCGGCAGCTTCTGATTCTCTTTCCGCAGAATCTTGTGCTTGAATTTCTCCAAGTTCTGGTTGGAATGCAGTATTTTGTTGTGCCATAGTATCCAACATGTTTGTTTGTGCTGGATCAATAGCAAGTCCTGCGTCAATTTCTTTACGCATTTGCTTATCCATCTCAATAAACTCTTTGTCTTTCTGACCGAGGATAGTACGACGGACATACTCGATAGAGAAATACTTACCAACAAATGGATCCATCTGTGTGACAGACATCATACGTTGGTTCATCATTTCAATTTCTTTTAGTTCATTGAAATGATTGTCAAAGAGATAATCATATTGAATATGCTCTTTCATATCATCCCAATCTTCTGGTGAGATGATACCTTTGAGAATCAGTTGGGTCTTGAGAATATCGTGGAATAGTTCGCTGAATCGCTTACGGAGACGACCGATGAACTTAGCAAACTTGAGTTCATCCCTGAGAACCTCTGTGGTCTTACCAAGATTAAACCCTTTGTTGTCATCCGTAAGGCGGGAAGGTGGTAGGTTGAGTGAGTTGTAAAGTTTCTTCTTGAAATACTCAACATCCTTGAGTTCACCAAGATTCTGACCGCCTGGGAGTGTAGTAATTTCAGTTCCTCTACCACCTTCACGGCGAGGTAACCAGAAATCTTCAAGCATCGACATATGCTTTTTATCATCACGCATTTCTCCTGTTTGCGCGTCATAGACAAGTTTGTTTCTGTAGCGCGACATGACATCACGCAAGTATTGTTCTGCTTTTACCTTAGGTAGATTGCCTACATCGATGTAGAAAATTCTACGCTCAGGAGCACGCGACAATCTGTAGATAACAAGACTGTCTTCAATCATGCGGAGTTGATTGAGAGACTTGATCGCTTTGTGGAGGAAACCAAGAACCATTCTCTTGTTTAGATCTTGGAGTCCTGAAGGAACAAAGGTGATCGAGTCAACTGCCATCTTCACTCCTTGTGACAGAGACATATCACCAACTGGTCCCAGAACACCTCCCTTGTAAAATCCTTTCGGATTGTACAGATAGTAGTCAACAAACGTACCATATTCATACTCAAGCGCCGTGCCTTTGATTGCTGCTTTTGCTAGAGAATCTTTTGGAGTATTGTCAATTTTCTGACGGACCTTCTTGATCTTCATCGGATCAATATAACGAAGTTCCGTAATACCTTTCTTTGGATTATCTAGATCGATTACTTTGTGGTAGAATAGTCTGCCATCGATATACCAAGTTCTGACAATCTCATGTGCGCGATTGTCAAAGTTAAGAAGACGTTTGATATAATCAAACTCTTCTCTAATTCTTTTCTTTACTCCAGCACCAACCTCAAGATTGTCTAGGTTGATTTCTACTGGAGAATCGTATGCGTCGCTAACAATAAACTCGTTAACAACTTCGTCCACCGCACTATCCACCTCAGGGTGAATTGCCATGTCACGATACCTACGAATCATCTCAAACTCATTGCGAGCTTGATTATCCGTATCTACATATGTTCCATAATACCCACCTGCCGCTACGGCGATGGGTTCATCAGCAGAAGGAGGGACAGGGGATTGCCCCTTCTGTCCCTCCTTTCTATTGATTTGGAAGCCAAATAACTGACTCATGATTACTTATTCAACTTGTGCGCTTCCAACTATTTATCAATATCAAACTACGCCAATTCCAGAAACACCATCTCTAGTTCCTGCTTCAGCGGTGAAGTAGGAATACTGCCACTCAACGGTAAATTCTTCAATCTGATCATTGCTATCGTAAGCAAGATCAATGGAAGAAACATTGGTTGGGAAGCAATACTTGAGAGTATATCTTCTTAGAATGCTGCCCTCAAGTGAATCATCTTTTTCAAGTTGATCGATCTTGAGATCTGCCATGTAACCATCTGAAGTGGATGGTTTAAATAGTGGAGAAGTGTTTGCTTCGTGGGTATTAATGTTATTCGCCCACTCTTCAAAATAAGAACGAAGATTAAAGTTCTTATCGTTAAAGAAAGTAGCAGTCCAAGTATCGAAGGTTCTGTCACCTGCGATCTTTACTGTTCTGCCACGGAAAGGAACTTCGATCACACCTAGGTTTGAACCTGGAAGTGCTGCTGACTTACAAAGAATATTTGTAAGGTTTAGATCCTTTCCAGACTTTAGTTCATCTGGAAATTGTACGTCCACAAGGAACATGTTGGGCTTTACGCCCTGACCGATAGTTTTTAAAAACTGACTTACGTTAGACAGTGCCATTTGTGTTTACCTCGTTAATTTTTTTCTCTATAACTAATTATCATCTACCGATGACTTCAGCGAACGAAACGCCCGTTCTTGTAGCAGTTACGGTAACCGTTACATAGTTGATAGAGCGCGTTGGCTTGAGGTAGAGTTCAGCAACAAACTCGTTTCTGTCAATGACTTCAGGAGTATTGTTTGACTCGTCGCAAACAACAAGGAAGTCAGTTAGACCTCTGCCAGCTTGAATTTCAGCAAGATATGAACCGATAGAAGCAGCAAATGAACCACGGGTTACAGCATCATTTTGCTCAAAGAGTACGCCTTCGGCAAGTGCTCTTGCTCTCTTCTCAACATTGAGGAAAAGACGACGAACATTGATGCGATCGAAAGCAGAAGGTGAAGCGAGACCAGTCTTGTCTCCAAAAAGAACAGGACCAGAACCAGGAAGTGAAACGATTGGATTAATTCTGCTGGTGTAAAGTTCGTCTCTCTGTGCCTTGTTAGGATTGAAAGCGAGTTTCACAACGTTCTGAATACCACCACGATTCAAACCTGCTGGTGAGAACCAATCACTAAGAGATGAAGAAGTGGAAACACAAACTCCAGCAACATCACCGTTGCAACCAATATAACGATACTTGTCGTTAAAGCGATCGTAAGTATACTTAACACCGCTGTCTAGAACAACATATGAGCTTGAAGCAATGTTGTCAAAGAACTCAATTGTATTTGCTAGTTGTAGAGCAGGAGTTAGAGCAGCGCCACCTGAAGTTGCTACTTGAGCACCAGTCCAAGGCGAAATGAATGCGATACAATCTTTTCTACTGTTAGCAACAGCAGCAACTGCTTGTGCCTTAGATACTGTGTCATTCTCGTTAGCAGCGTCGCCACCCATGAGAACAAAATCAACTGTGGTCTGTTCGGTGTCTAGGAACTCGTCATATGCTGCTTGGATTTCGCCAGCAGAATATGCGTAATCATCAACACCACCTGATAGAGCACCACCTGCGGTAGGTAGAATTCTTGCTAGAGCAAGAGGAGCAGCAGAAGTAGCACCATAAGATGCTGCAGCAGCACCAGGATCTTCGCCAACTGTGGTTACTTCAGCAGCACTAAGAGCAGCGCCAGCATAAACATAACCTGAATACTCATTGACGTAATCCTTCCAATAAGATGAAGCACCTTCTGGAGTTTTAGCATCAGATAGTTTTGAAAGATATGTTAGTCTCTCAACAACTGTATTTGTAGCTTCGTCAACAACGGCAACGTGAACTTCATCGTATGAAAGATAACGCTCAGCAGCAAATGCTGAAGTGCCAGGACGAGGAGCGATTGACTTGTATGTTAAACCAGTCGAACCAATTGCTTGTGAGTTGTAATCCCAAGCAACTGCTGTATCGCCAGCTGCAGGAGTTGGTGTGGTTGTTCCAACAACATGTAGAGTTCTTGCGTCTGGAGCAGCGTATACTTCGTATTCTACGGGTGTTGCAGCTGCGTCTGTGTATGTGTCGCCAACCGATAGAGTGTGATCTGCTGCGGTTGTAATAACCCAATCAGCACCACGGTCAACAATTACAACGCGAAGGTTGTTGCCATCAGCGCCAGCGTAACGAGCAGCGAACTTCTCGGAAGTTACTCCTGCATCGAAAGCATCCTTATCACCGATAAGAACACCAGTGCCACTTTCGGTAGCATTTAGAACTCCAGTTGCTGCTCTAACAACTGCGAGTTGTCCGCCGTAACGGAGGAATTCAGCAGCAACCAACCAGTCAGCAGCATTTGCCTCAGCTGGTGTACCGAACGTATCGATTAGTTCTCTCTCAGAACCGATATTTACAATTTTGCCTACTGGTCCAGTGCGGAAGGATGAAGCGATTGCACCACGAATGGAACTAGCACCTACAACAACAGCATTGGAAAAATCACGTTCCCTAATAACAACACCAGGCGAGACTTGACTTGCCATGTTTTTACCTCTTAGATATCAAATTTATCTAAATCTATTTAGATTTTCAACTTGTTCAGAGGTGGTGAACAATGCATGAACTACCAATCTGGATATCCCCAGTCTGTAAATGGATCTCTTTTTTTCCTAGATTCCATTACCCTTTTGACTGTGCATTCTTTACACTCATATGCATATGCTGACGGATGTCCTTTTTTACTTTTGCGAGTCAAGTAAAATTCAGAGATCAAGTCTTTCTTTTCTCCACAGGATCTACAGACCCTTTCTCTAAAGAGTAAATGTTCGAGACTAAATTGATCTCCTATATCCATCAGTAGTTCCACATATAACTTACTTCTTCCTGAGTATTTCCATACTCCCATAGTGATCCATCGCCATCAATAAAGGTATTATCCCCCATCCCGTCATCGATAAAACCAAAGGGAGCCATATCCTGCTCGATCTGATTACGCTGTTCTTCATAAATTCTCCTCCTGACATCCTGATCTGTCATCTCCTTGAAGTATTCTTGCATGACTAACCATGCAAAGAGAACCATACACATTACAAGGTCATCATGGTATCCTTCATCTGCTTCCCATGCTTGTTTCTTCTGCACGAATGTGGTAAGCTCTTGGAAAATCTGGAAGTCATTGAAGAGTAGTTTGTCTTCTTCAATAATTGCTTTAAGGTTAGCGCAACCAATCTTCTTGACGGTCACACTCATCTTCACACCTAGTTGTGTTTTGTTTCCAGAGAATCCTTGTCCGACGATCTGACCCGCTCTGCCACGCATAGCACACATAAGGACGTTAGGATACTCAAGATCGTAATTGAGAGTTGCAGCAATACTATCACCGATATCATTGACTTCTACCAGAACGTATGGGTTATTATATTCTTTACATACTTGGAAAATTACTGAGGGAAACAGTACAGGTTTAATCTCATTATTTCTGTACTTTGCAACGATCTTATACGGCATCGTGGTGATATCAAACACGATGAAAGCACTATAGTCGCCACCAATTCCTCTGGCAACGTCCACAGTAATAATATATTCGTGATCCTTTTCGACTCTCTCATACACGTCAAGTCCTGCATTGCTAGCGATGGGGTCTGCGAAAGGAATATTTTGTAGTTTTGCTGGACTAATCAAAGTGTCAGCAGATCCAAGGAAGTCACACTCAAATTCTTGAGCGAACTGCCGTGGTGATGTGTTCTTGATTGTTTCTTCTTTCCACTTGGCATCCCTTCCTGGGACTTGCGACCAGTGGACTTCGTTGGTGACGTAATCATTCTTACCTCTTCTAGCATCTTCCCACATCTTATAGAAGTGGTTCATGCCATTCGGCGTTGAGATGATTATGACTTTCGTTGACTTACCAGAAGTAATAGTAGGATAAACAGAGGCAAAGAATTGCTCCGCAACATGGTTTGGAACGAAGGCGAATTCGTCGAGGAAGAGAATGTTAAACGACATGCCTCGGACAGCACTCGCAGACGTAGAAGCTGCCAATATCTTACTGC